ATATTGCTGGGGTTGCGCCAAAATTTTGTGTGGTTAGTTTTAACCTAAGCTTTATATATCTAGCCTTGTAGTAACCTAGTATATAGTCTGCAAAGTCAGTATATGTGCTGTTATCATTACTTAAACTTAGCTGTAACACCGCATTTACATCATCTGCCTCTAATGTATCGCCGTCAAACAATCCGTCGCGGCTGTCAAAAAAACCAGAAAAACTATCAAATAAAGTGTTTTCTTCAAATCTACTGCTAGTTACGGTTGCTGTTACTTGGCTATTATAAATAGCCCCTAAATCTATAGGGTTATTAGCAAAATCATAAGTAGCCTCTGCGTTGCTTGTTGCTGTACCCCCGTCATCAAAATTATCTGGGGCATCATCAAAGTTACCTGTATGGCTATCAAATAACTCACCTAAAATTATTTGTAAAAAGTTTGTGCTATCTCTATTAACTACCTCGCAGCCGCTTTTAGTACCAGAAAAACCTGTGCTTTCTGTTTGGGTGCTAACAACATTAAAATTTTCATCTATTTGGTTTAAAATAACTGCTTTTTTTGCGCTTGTAGTGCTTGCCAAGCCTAAAACATCTATTGCCTTTATCATATAGCTACCAGTCTGCGCTGGCACAGCAATGCTGTTTGTGGAGCTAGAAACATTGTTTGCAACAATTATACCTGTGTTATAGTCTGGATTACTTGTTGCAGTTGTATGCCTTACCACATAATGGCTTATATCTAAGTCTGGTACTGCGTCCCAGCTTAAATTAGCCATACCACCAACAACATTTACATTAAAGTTTGTTACATCGCTAGGCGGGTTACTTTTACCTACTACCTCGTGGGCAACCGATGCAAAGCTAGAGCCAACATTAAAAGCGTTTATTGCTCTTGCCCTAACTTCATATATAGCCTCGTCTTCTACATTCTGCACCTCAAATTTATTATTTTTACTTTTACCTAAGCTTTTAAATACTTCCATAGTGTTAGTGTTTCTATATTCTACTTCAAACTCTATATTTTCACCTCTGCTGGTTTCTACATCTATAAGTAGCACGGTTGTTATAGTGCCGCCGTAAGCGCGTAATTTATCTGTTACCGTAAGGCTTGGTGTATCTACTGTTTGTACTGTTGGCAATGTAGTATTATCGGTTGCAAATTCACTTTCCTCTGCGCTCCAATCATAAACGCTGCTAGCCGTTTCTTTTAACACAACATCTATACCTACATCTGTTTCAGAGCCTACAAAACGCCAATCAGCAACCTCAAATATTTTATTAGAAAAACCATACCTTGAATGTGTTACCTGTACTGTATCACCTACTTGTAATTTAAAGCCTGTAAGTTTTAGTGGTGCTGTAAATACAAGTTGTTGCCTGTTCTTAAACAAAGCTATTTTAGCAATACGCTGTGCCATTGTTGAGCTAGAAGTAAAAGGTAAATCTATATCAACAAAAATACTTTCGCCGTCTTCTTCTACAAAGGTTGAGCTAGTAACCATTGGATAATCTGTGGGCTGATATTGTGTGTCTGGTGGTGCAAATATACCTTTAACTGTATTAAATAACTCACGCCTACTACTTTTTGTTTTAAGTTGTATGCCACCTCTAAAATCTGCATCAGTTAGTGTAATGCTAGGGCTAACATATTTACCACCTGATAAGTGAAACTTACCATTACTGTAGTTAAGAACACCAGCAAAGCTTGTTAGTAAATCTTCTATTATTTCCATTGGCGCAATATCGCTGTATACAATACCGTGTGCCTCATATCTTTTTTCTGTACCGCCGGCAGCTAAAGCAACAGTTTCATCACAAGTATTTGCAACTGTAGTAAATGATGTAGTATCTATTGCTGTGCTTGCAATACCCATACCAAGTCGTGTATCTGTTAAAAAATCATGCAATGCCAATACAGGGTTAGCGCTGTAGGCTGTGCTGCTGTCCCTAAAGTCAAGTAATTTTTTACCTTTAATTGTAGCGCTTATATTTGGTATACCATTAGGAAAGGCATTGTTATCATATTTAAGCCTTACATATAAGTAAGCAATACCGCGCAACCTGTGGTCGGTAGTCCATTTATCTACCTCATTTACTAAGTCCTCATCTGCAACTTGGTCATCGCCGCCCAAGTGTTGTTTTATTCTTACCGTTAAATCTGTGGTGCTTTCAAACTTGCGTATAGCCATTATAGAACTATTTATGGTTGTAGTAGTACCACTTATAAAAGGTAAAACATTGGCTTTTCTTGTTGGCGTATTGTAGTAGGTAACTTGTAAATCACCGGAATGGTCGTTTATTCTGTAGGCATTTACTTGTCTAACTATACCTGTGGTTAGGGTTACACTTAACTCAAATCTATTATTAGCAGCACTAGCGGTGCCACCACTAGCAACCGCATAATCTACACCGCCTATGTTTATAGTATCTGTGGTGTCAACACTAAACACAGTATCATTTATTAATTTAATTGTGGTTGTGCCTTGTAATAAAGCATGCCCGTCAACATAATAACTGTTGCCTAAAACTTGTGTAAGTAAATTATCTACAGGCTTTAAATCACTTACAATTAATGTTTGCTCTGATTGTAAAAACCTACTAGGCGTTTTATATTTATCTGGTGCTGTAACATTAAACCTAGCAATGCCGTTACTATCGTTGCCAGCACTTTGTAAAGTTAGTGCCTCATCATTAAAAAATATTGTGTCAAAACTTTGTATTTCGTGGCTAGCTATCTGTATAACCATATGTAAGTCTTTATTATTATTTGTACTTGTTGCAAAAAGAATACCACCAGATTTTCTTGTAGTGCCATAAACTGTGTCCCTAGCTATAATAGGTTGTTTGGTCATGGCTGACCTATTAGCTGATTGGTTTTGGTAGCTTTGCTGCATTAAACTACTATTTCTGTTTCTAGGTCTAGGCGCTAGTAAACTACTTACAGCAGTCATAACTAAAGTTGTTACTACAGCAGTAAATACATTAGTCCAACTAAAACCAACTAAAAATTCTTCACCACCGGGAATCGCACTTACAACCTTAGTAAATGCTTTAGCTATGCTTTTAAAAAAACTACCAAAGCCCATTATCTAGTTCCCCCACCCCAAGCAATAGCCTTTAACTGTATATCAGCTACAAACTCTAAGCCTTTGTCGCCAGCAAATAAATTTTTTTGGTCTTGGTCTGTGTATCTTCTATCTATTGGCTTTTCTAACATAACCATTTTATTTTCTATAGTAAAAGTTATATCGCTTGTGGCTCCTGTGTCTGCTATATTTATTTCATCTAAAAAGCCCTCAAACAATAAATAAGGTGTATCTACAACTGTTGTGCTAGCACTTGCGCCGCTACCTGTTGTAGTAAGTACACCAAAGTATAATTCTGCCGGTACACCGTTAGCTACTTGTGATATTGCGCTAGATAATATGCTGCTATCTAAACCGGAAAGCCCAATAGCAATACCAGTTGCTTTTAAATCAGCACTTTCGTTTACGCTGTCAAGGTCTATTAAGTTGGCACCACCAATGTAATCCTCACTATCTATGGTGATTGTATGATAACCAGTCCATATTCTTAGCTGGTCTGTTGAATAACCTATTTTAAATGCAAAGAAAGGTCTAACACTATTACTAGATATTTGGGTATCAAAACTAGAACCAATAGACCTTGCCATATGTCATTACTTAGATTTAGTTGTTTTCTTTTTTACTACTTTCTTTTTCTTTGTTTCTTTAGGCTCATCTACTTTTAACTCCATAGCAACCCCAGCAGAAACAAAATTATTAGCAAGAGCAACTTCCCAGTCTTGGTTGCAGTCAACAATTTCATCTTGTTTATACATTTTGGTAGCGTTGCCACTTTGGTTACAACTGCCTAAAGTATCATTTAACATTTTAATTTTCATAATTTACTCCTAAAAAAAAAGGTGCTAAGACAATGAGCAAATCCTAGCACCCATTCATTTTAACGCTGTTACGCGTCTGTGCTGTCGATAGGGTTGCCAAGTACAACGACTGCGCCCATTGGCGTTCCGTTGGAATGGCTACCTGTAACATCTATCTTACATCTGATATAACGCTTTCCACCGATATAGCCAATTTGGCTAATTTGTGGGGTTTCGCCGTTTGCATCAAGTGTTAAGAAAATACCGCTACTATCTACACTACCCTCTGTAACAGAAGTAGAAGAAGTAACAGCAGTATAGGTGCTATCATCATCACTATCTTCTAGAATAAAGTCAAACTTTACACTTCCAGATAATGTATCACCCTCTGCTCCAGTATTAACAACAACCATAGCACTTTCAAAGCCTTGTAAATCAACGCCTGTTCCGTTAGCGTCGGCAGTAACAACTGCTGGCACTTGTGTAGCTACGGATTTGGTTCTATTTGAAATATCTCTCATATTAGCCCCCTTACGCTGAAATGTTTTGTAGACGAATTGCCTCTGGTACTACAACCGCTCCACCAATACGCTTACGAGCTACATAACGGATATTTCCGCTTGTTGCTTGTGAGAATGGGTCGCGTAGTACAGACATATTAATTCTATCTACGATTGTGTATGCTCTGCTAAAATCACCAAAAGCTACTGGCTTAGCACTACTTCCAACATCTGGCATATCAGTTGCTAATACATATGGGTAACCCATAATTGTATTTGGCGCACCGCCTACTAACTGCATACCTACATGGAAGATTTTTTGCCCAGCAGTATCTTCAAGTTTCAATATAGCCCCAAATGTACCCCTGTTCATAACAAAACGGGCATTAGTTAAATAATCTGATTTAATATCATAGATTAAGTCTAATAAGCCGTTTGCTGTTAAAGCGGCACCAGCTCCAGAATTAGTAGAACCAACACCGGCAGAACTATCTGTAAAGCCTTGTGGTCTACCTACTGAATTACCAGAAACAAAAGCTGTTCCCTCTGCCTTTGCAAATTGCTCTGCAAATTCACTTGACATTTCACTTTCTAAGTCAAACGCACTATCCTCAAGCATAGCTTGTGATATGTCAACTAACGCATACATTTCGTGTGCATCAATTTGCATCATACCTGTAGTATAGCCTGTGGTTTCAGTACGCGAGCCTGTTTCTGCAACAAAGCTTGCAGCAAATTGCCCAGTTCTTTTTGGTATTTCAATACCGCGTTTTGTGGTACTTCTTACCCTAGCAATAGAACGAATAGGTGAAATTTCTGTTACTGTTTTTATTAAATCAGCAACATACTCTGCTGGAGCATAAAAGCCACCTAAAGTGTCATCACTTTCGTATAAAGCTTTTTTCTCTAGCTCATCTATTTCGCCTTTTCTTAACCAGCTAGAAAATGCTTTCATTTGCATGTCAACATCTTCTGTTTTAGTTTGGTTAGGTCTTGCAAGAGCAGTTTCAAGTTTTTCAAGTTTGGCTGTCGCATCTTCTAAGTTTTTAGCTTGGATTTCGATATTTTGTTTGACTTCTGCCATTTTAGAAATATCGTCCACCATTTTATCAACTTTTTCCTCTAAGAGCGGGTCTGCCGAACCTTTTTTCTCTATTTCGTCTAAACGAGATTTGTTCTCTTTCTTAAATTCTTCAAAAGTAGAACCTAACTCATCAATGACTTGTTTAATATCATCTGACATAATTACTCCTAATTTTTGATTACATTAATCAAGTGCTTAACACTATCAACAACATCTCGCTGCACTTCTAATTCTGGATTAAAAGATTTATATAATATATTTGCACTTTGCTTAGCAACAGAAGTAGACATACCAGCATCACGCAAGTAATGTTCTATTTCTCTTACATTCATTTCTGCCAACTTAACTTTCGTTACTTTGGCTTTTGGGTTCATAGGAAAAGTAACCATAGAAACTTCCATTAAGTCCACCTCTTTAATTACTCGCCTTTTCTTTTTGTCGTCATACTTGTAACCCTCTGGGGATAACTTATAGCCAATGCTCATGCTATCTAAAGCACCTATTTTCATTAGCTCGTATACTTCCCTACCTTTTTGGGTTTGCATAGCTAAACGACCTTTTACCTTTAAACCTTTGTTATCTTCTTCAACACTATCTATTACACCAATAGGCTCATCTGTTTTATGTTGGTATAATAATTTAATTTGACGCGGTTTTTTGTTATATAGGGTATTGTTAAAAGCACCTTTCCTTATAACATCGTTTCCTAAATCTTGATTATTAAAAATACTAGCGTAGCCCTCAAAGCTGCCGTCTTCTTCTGCCTCTAATTCTTTGTATTCACATTCTAAATCCAAAAAATCGTATTCATGTTCCATTTCGCTTTTTCCCCTAAATGTTGATATGCAAACTGCCGTTCTTTGGTTACGCCCATATTCGCTTACCATTGTAGCATCTGCCATACATCTAGACATATAACTACTTTCGCTTTCACCGCTACGCGGCTTTGGTATAGGCATAAACCCCCTCTAGTGTCAATTTAATTAACAATATCATAAAAAAAATTAAAAAAAAACTAAAAAAAGAGTTG